GGAGGTCCCATCGCCTGCATTTGTTGTTGCATCTGCTGTACTTCTGGATCCTGCATTGCTTGTTGTCTGGCCATGAGATCAATGTGCTGGTAAACATGCCCTTGAATCATAGCGCGAAGCTGCGGGTTTGTCTTAACAACAGCAGAATTATAAACCGTAATGTGTGCGTCAATATGCGCTTCATGATCCTGATCTGGGAACGGTGTCGCAGGCTGCATCATCATGAAGTTTGCATTTTCCATAGCAGGCGCCATCGGCATAGGCTGTGGTGGAGGCGGAGGTGGTGGCAGTATCTGCTCTACCTGCTGAACACCCATCGCTTCGTACATGCGCTTATAAGCATTGTACATTCCCATCGGGCCATGGATCTCAGGATTAGACTGGACCATCCGCATCATCTCTTGAGCAAGCATAACGCGCTGACTCATGGAAAAGATGTTGGGATCGCTTACCGGAATGATATCTATTCGGTCATCAAAGTCTTGCTGCTTAATCCCAGGATTACCATTAGCAATCATGTATGGATAAGCAGGTGGCAAGTAGTCCTTAAAGAGCTTCGCAAGAAGATTAAACTCAATACGCTGCGAGTAATGCAATCGCTTGTGAATCGCACTCATTACACGACTACCGCGCTCAAGCAACGCAATCGTCGTACCGACCGGCGCTTCTTGATTACCATCACCTACCTGCATATCACCAATTGAGGCGAACCGCTTACCGGCATCAACCAACATACCAAGCAAGTTTAGGAGGGTGGCGCTTGGCTCTTTAAACGGCAGAGGCATTAGCGCATCACGCAATGAGCCTCCCGGTGCATCCATATCTCGGAACTCACCTGGCTGCAGAGGCGTATCCGCATCTCGAATACGAATGCCTCGAGCCTTAAAGCCAGCAGGAAGATTCGATAAAGTACCCGCGTCAATCAATTGCCGAAGAATAGAAGTCGCCCCACGGGACAAACCACCAATCATATGCGTTAGACCGAAGCCGTAAAAACCCACACCAGGTAGAAACTTATACTGAACAAAATAATCAATGCGCTTACGCATAGGATCGTTTTGATCGTAGTTTCTTCGAATGGATAAAACTTGAGACTGAGACTGCGAAATGGTGACAATATACGGGAGCTTAATGCCCGTTTCTTCACCCTCTGCATCAATGTCTTCATACCCTGGAATCTCAAGATCAGCGTGCATCTCAAGGATCTCACACTGGTCAGAATTGGAATTGCCAGATGGCTTAACGCCTTGGAGCTCATCAAGCTCCTCCTCAATCTCACTATCATTTAAAAAACTAGATGAGCGATCAGCGTTCTTAGTCTTTCGATAAAAACCTGAAGCCTGAAGCTTCTTAACATCATTGATCGGCATATCGACAACGTGCGTAATACGAACAGCACTGTCCAAACTCGTCGCGCCATAAGGCACAACCAAGTCTTCAGACGGAATAAAACGCGATACAGGACGATCAAGCGTCTGGTCAAAGTGAACCTTGCGGAACGCACTACCAGACAGCGGGAGGTAAAATAACATCTGATCAGTCTCAGGGTCATACTCTCTCATGACCTGAGTGATCTGGTAATTCATGTATTCCTGTACCCGCGCTGCCTGGAGGTCAGTCTGTGGCGTACCCATTCCTACGACTTGAGTCTTTACAGGACCCCCAGGCGGCAGCATTTCCTTATAAGCTTGCGCTTGGAACTGCGTGACGGATTCAGCAAGCAAAGGATGAACAATCCCAGAAGCACCCTCAAAAGGCTCACTCCTGTTCTCAAACTTCATCCCAAGGAATTCTAAGCCTTCCTTATAAGTCTTCTCCCACTCTTGGCGAGAAGCCAAGTCAGACTTATAGTCGGCAACACAATCATTGTAGATTCGGCCTAAGTCAGCACGATCAAGAATATCAGCAAGGTTTTCATAAAAGTCTTCTGGCTCATCAGTCGCCATAGGAGGCGGCATGCCAATCAACATCGTGCCGTCTTCGAGAGTCTCTATATCTTCTTCGTCATCAAATCCAGGCCCAAGGATCTCGTCAAAAGACTCATCCTCTACATCGATCTGGATTTCTTTTGAGTTGTCCTCGATATCTAACTCACTGATATCAACGTCATCGACACCGCGTTCAATAGCCATGCATTAGCCCCACTTGTTTTCCCACTTGGTTCCCAGCCCCTTCTTCTTCTTAAAGGTGATCTTGGGCTTTGGCTTCTTAACCGCACCGCCGCGCTTGAATTTTGGAAAGTTCATGCGAGAGTCGTCGTCGTCAGGGAAAAGCTCTTCGTCAGAATCACCACCTTGGATGATAATCATCACCTCGCCACGACGTTCCGGCATCTCATCCTTAAGGTATTCACTAAGCTCATCCTCGTTTTCACGAAGGTCTTCAATCAAGTCTTGATCTTTGTTCGAAGACTCAAGAAGGCGCATCACCTTCTTGTACATCTTAGTGTTGCTTGGCTTTATTTCATCCATAGCGTTATCTCTTTCTTGCTTTTTTCTGGGCAGTCGCAGACAGGTCCTTGAGATGATACAGCTTTTTAGATGCCTTTGACATCTTTGCACCACTCATCATAGACCCATCCGCATGCTTGTGCGTAGACCCAGCGTGTTTCGTACCATCACGAAGGTAATGGTTTACACCCTTAGCCATTCCTATCTACCTTTTAACGCTTTACCGAAACCGCGTTGAGCACAGCCCGTTCCGCGAGAAGACTTCTTAGAAGAAGTTATGCCGCCATCTTTCATGCCGCGTGGCGTACTACCGCCCGACCGGCGTGCCGCAGCACCGCGCATGGCTGTTGCCTTGGTTGGTTTAGGTCGATTAGGGCCTCGATTCATTCCTCTCGTCATCGCTGCAAGGCTGGCTAAAGAACGAGCGCTTCCTGGCCCTCCTTGTGCTTGTGCAGATGCGTTCGCGGCAGCCTTGGCGTCTGCGGCTGCTTTAGCGCCAGAATTTGCTACAGAAGAAGGGCTTGAAGGAAGCTTTGTTGCGGGACCCGCCATACCAACTGTACCACCCATTTGCATTCCGGGTGGCTTTGATCTTTTACCTTTGCCCATGCCGCCTTTCGCGCCAGCTCGCTTGCCAGGCTTGAAGCCATACTTATCAGAAAGATCCTGGATAACGCTCGTAGACTGCTTACTGCCTTCCTTTCCTTGAACAGAATCAAGAAGCCGTCTTTGGGCCGGACTTAAAGTGGATCGGCTTTGAGCGCGACTCATAGGCGGCTTCTTCCCGACCATAGGCAACTCATTACCTGGCTTAGACCTGCTAACTGTCCCGCCTCGTTTGTATTTTTCTGCTTGCATTGTCATTTCTCCGCCGTTCATTTTCTTAACAGGTTTTTTCTTTTTGGTTCGAACAAAGTCAATCAGTCCGCGCTCACCACCAAACTTCTCATCATCACCAAGCAATGCTCGGGCGAGAACACCACCGAATGGCCGAAACTTTGCATCTTTCCCAAAGATCAGCCCACGCTTTTTTCCCTTCGTTTTAACCTTGGGAACAACGCCTGTACCAGTTGTCTTCTTAGCAATATCCTCGATCTCCTTATCGGTGATCTCAACCTTAGGATCCGCTTTTTTATTTGCCTTAATCTTAGCCTTAATCTGACGATCAATGTCATCCATCTCATCATCAGAAATCTCGTTTGCGGAAGACTTGCGTTTTTTTAGAGCAGCATCAAGCGCAGCAGTCCTAGAATTATTAGAAGTGTTGTCGAAATCATCACCCCTCTTGTAAGTCGGCTTCTTGGGCTTGTCTTTCTTAGGCTTAAAAAGAGAAGAGTCGGCCATAGCGGCAACTCTTGAGGAATTAGAAGTGTTGTCGAAATCATCACCCCTCTTGTACTTGGGTTTGTTCAGAGAAAGCTTTTCTTCTTTTCGTTTTCTAATTCTTGCTGCCGCTCTTGGATCTGCCGCCATGATCGTGTCCTTATCTCGAGATTAATAATATGCGCGCTTGTCTCGGTATACTTCCTCTTCAGCCTCGTCAGATTGAAGGTTAATAAAGTTACCTTGTCTGAATCTTAGTATAGCTTGGGTCGTGGAGTCTACATAATCATCGTTCTCGCCAAACGGGAACGCAGCACACTCCTCAATCACCTCTTCCGCAAAACCAAAGTCAGGCGCCCAAACCATTCCAGACTCAAATACAGGGCTAACAGCATGAACCCGTGTCATCTTGTCATTACCACGACTAGGCCGGTAGTTCACAACAGGTATGCCCATCGCCCTCAACTCATGCGTCAACGGCGTACCACTCGCCTGCGCCTCAACAAGCACCATATCCGGCTCATATTCCTTATAACGCTCCAGAGCAACCTGCTTCAACTCAGGGAAATCCCAACGGCCACGGTCAGCATCCAACAGAATCAACGCATCACTACCACCCTCACTCGGCGTGAAAACACCCCAAGTCGTAATCGCACTGTAATCCGCCGTCTCCTTCTTAGAAAACGCCGTATCGTAACTCTGAATAATATAATGACAATCGGGCGGCTTCTCCTTCTCCCAGATATTCCACCATTCACGCTTAATAATAGCGCCTTCCTCAGAAGTCGGGTTCTGCTGGTACTGAGCATTCCACTTTGAAATCGGAATAGACGCCTTAACAGAGTCCAACTCCTCACGCTTCCAAAACTCCGGCCACAAAACATTACCAGAATCCTCAAAGATCGCAGGCAACTCGATAACATCCCACTGGTCAGAATGCGTTTCCGTCTGACGCTTCAATAATCGACCCGTCAAATCCAATGTGGACCACCGCGTCATCACAATAACAATAGTACCACCTGGCTGAAGACGCTGACGGGGACCCGAGGTGTACCACTCATAACAAGCATCCAACAAGTTCACACTCATCGCGTCCTGCTCAGAGTGCGGATCATCAATAATTAATAAATCTGCACCCCGCCCCGCGATGGCACCACCAACTCCCGCTGCAAAATATTCACCCCCCGCACTCGTCTGCCACTTACCCGCACTTTTTGAGTCCGAGGCCAAAGAGACGTTTGAAAAAATATTGTTATATTCAGGGGTGTCCATAAGGTTCCGGACCTTTCGGCCAAAATTGATGGACAGATCCGCAGTGTGAGTCGTCTGCATAATCTTCATCTCCGGCTTGAGTCCCATGACCCAAGACGGAAAGTAAACAGACGCAAATTCAGATTTAGTATGACGGGGGGGCATGTTTACAATTAATCGCCTACATTTCCCCTGGGCCACTTCCGTTAATTTTTCCGCAATAATTCGATGGTGATCCCCCTCAATGAATCCCGGCCATATATACCGGATGTACTCCATAAAAGATTCTTTACATTTTTCTTGAGAATCCATCAATTTGAGACGTTCCTGAAGCATCAGGATCTCTTTCATCTCAGACTCGGGAATATGAGCTAGTTGGGACATTTTCAGAAATTTCGTAATTATGCCTGTCGAACGTTATATATATACAAAGCAAAAAGCTACCCCCCAAAAAAGGGGGGATGGGGTCGCAAGCGACGACTCTTCAAAAAACGCTGAATCCTCGAAAGGGACCCGCCGATTGTCATGGGATCATGTTGATCATGCCAGCGATGCTGGCATCTATTCGCTTCGCTCAGTCATCATTGAGCTGTTGAATTCTCACATTGATCTATATACTTTGCTATGATGGGTCTAAAAGACTGTACTAAAAAGCTGGGATGTGCTTATAATAGATCCAAGCGAGACACTAATGGATCGCCCAACTACTGGACAAACGTACAGTATTTAAACCAAAGCAATAAAGGGAAATTTATATGCAATACAACAACAGTAAGGACATGTTCAAGGAGATCGGAATAGTTGACTCGCGATTATTTGCAGTTC